TCTCGTTGTCCGCTACGTCATCCTCAATGTCAAACCACTTGCCACGACCAAAGGTAGCTTCCTCTAGTTCCGCAACGGATGACTCAACTGCTTGTTGTAGAGCAGGGGAAATAATACGTGAGCGTTCCGAATCTCTGGTCTTGTCCTCTGCCGCCCACTGACCACGCCATAGGCGATAGTACTCATCAAACTTCTGTGAGTAGTTAGACTCATAGTGGTCACGCCAACTTTGACATTTATCAATGACCCAACCTTCTAAGCCTTGCTCCAGTGTAAACTCTTCCTTATCTTCTAGTAACATATTAGTACCCTGCGTAAGTATCTAAAAATTCAAATTCTTCTTCCACATAGTCCGAGGTGTAGGCTATGTTAGCCAACTGGTCTATGTAAGCGAGTGAGTCAATCAAGTCATCGTGTACGTGGTGACTAGGGAATTGGAATAGTTCATCTAGGAACTCTGTATTCCAAGCACCTTTGTTAAGTGTAATCTTACCGTGTTCAAACCTACCTTGCAAAGCCCACACGATTCTATCGGTCTTCTTTTTGTTGCCGTGAGTTAGTTCCTCGATACGGAAGAACCTATCATTAGCCTTCATTAAGTCTGAGATGTATGGAAGTACAGCGTTCTTTAACGCCCCTTTCTCGATACCCACGGACACTGGACGATAGTCTCGTACAGCTTCAAAGATTTTACGTGCAGTTTGTTCCACACCCCAACGACCATGAATGATGTCAGCAACGTACCAACCTTCTTCATTTGCTTTAACAACCGAGATAGCCGTTTGGTCAAGTCGTTTAGTTTTAGTTGTAGCTTTTGCCACATCAGCAAACCCCGCCAAATCGACAGCAATATAATACTGACCACTAGTGGGTTCTTCTTCAGAAAACTTAATGTAATCTTCTTTAAATAATTCACTGCCCTGTGCCTCGAATGATGCCATGAACTCCTGACGGAAACTAAATGCAGACATAGACTTCTTAGCCGCTTCAATCTCTTCAGGGTCTAGTAGTGGATTATCATAGCTTGTAAAGTGATAGCCTACAAAGGTAGGGTCATCGGCTACACAAGCATAGGTATATAAGTCATAGAAGTGATTACGTCCCATTGGCGTACCAATGAATAACGCATCTCCCTTCTGGTCAGCTAGTGCAGGTCTAAGGATTTGCTCCCAGACCTCTGGCTTCATATCTGCATACTCATCCATAACGAGGAACTTAAGACTGACACCACGCATGGTTTCTGGTCTATCCGCACCCTTGAGTGCTATGGTTGCCCCGTTGACTAGCTTTATTTGTAAGTTATTAACGTGACTAGAGGCTATGACGGGGTTGCCTATCTCCATCAATACCTGCCACATAATGTCCCTAGCCTGACCCTGTGTGGGTGCAACGTAGAACACATGACCCTTGTCCGACTGTAAAGCCCTGATGATTAACATCCATGCGGCTAAGCGGGACTTACCTGTACGCCTACCTGCGGCTATGACCTTGAATCTAGTTGTGTCCTCAAAGACTTCCTGTTGCCACGGTAGTAGCGATACGTTTAATTCCGTAGTCAACTAGTAAGTCCACATTACATAAGGGGTTGTATCGTCAGGACTGCGGATGTCAACATGGACGAAACCACGAGCAACTCCCACGCCTGTGAATCCAAGCGCGATAGCCTTCTCAACGATACGAAACCGTTGGTAGCCGTTAGTGACTTTAATATCCGCGGCAATGCCTTGTGCATGAGTTCCTGTTCCTGGTTTTGCTTTCTTAGCTTCAATGGGGTGTGTTTTATCTCTATATCCTGACGTAATTACAAAGGGGAAACCACAGGCTTCTCTTAGCTTATCTAGCTTCTCAATAAACTTATCTTCAATCTCGTTGTTACCTGTGTACTGACAAGCAAACTCATCTCTATCAAAGTACTTAGCCATCTATGATTTCTCCATCGTCTATGACATCCTCTGTATTCCCTGACACCACTGTAGTCTCTCCTCCAACTCCAGTAATGTTTATCTGTATCGCTGACTTACCCGCGCCCTTAATGACATCATTCTCAAATACAGCTGTGGGTAATATCCTATCCATGACTAACTTCCATGCCGCGGCTTGATTCTTATGGTCATCGTTAAGTGCCGCATCGAATATCGAGTCTAGGACTTTACGAGACTTAGGGGATGACAACATCCTGCCCTTGTACTCGTTGATGATAGCCGCATCACCCTTCGGGCGACCCCTTGACAAACCAGTAGTGCCTTTTTTTCTTGACACCATATCTGATTTCTTGGGTCTGCCCCTTCTCCTTTTCGGAGTAGCTGTATCATTGTCCATTGTATTCTCCTTAAGTTATCTTAAGTATACTTAGGGAAGCGTTTAGTATTTAACTTTAAAGAATAATCATTAAAGAATAATATCTAAGACTACTTAAGTATCCTTAAGGCTTTAAATTAATCTATACTATAAGTATATTATAGCATATTTATAACGTAATGTCAAGTACTTTATTAGTTAAATTAGACCCGCCGACCAACTTTTTAGTTCCATAACTAATAGTAATACTTTTGTCCTTTTGTATTAATATTTGTCATACTTAAGTACCCGTCACAATACCTAAGTAAAACAATAACTTAGGGGATAAACTTCAATTAATTCTTTTTATTGAATATTGGCTTTTTTAGTATACCTGCGGGTACAGTCACACTATAAAAATTCTACAGACCCCCCCCGCCCCCAAGAATCCTTTAGCATATCCACAAGTTAAACACAAGGATTAGGGGTGACCAGGATACTTAAGGCGGTCACAAGGAAAGCTGTACAGGTGAACGTGAGTATGCTAGCGGATACCTATAGCACTACCTGAGAATAAACACTTGACAACCTCAACCCGTTATGTTATACGCATGCGCGCGCCTGTATATAAAGGTAGTAGTATAGTGTGACTAGATTGTTTATATTGGTCACGCATTAGGTGTTGACAATATAACCTAATTGCCTATAATGAACCCAACAGCGCAGAAAACAGCGCATTAACTAAAACGCACCAAAATGAGGCAATACAATGATTACATTAAACACTATAGACACACTGGTAGAACAAGCGATTCAGGCTAATGTTGAAGCGTATCGAACCGCAGAGAAAGACTATTACTATTGGGTAGATGCACTAGCTGACCCTGAGTGTGACCCTGTTAAGCGTACTGATTACACTGAGTTTAAAGAGTCTAGCTTTGCGGAGTTTATGGCAATTAAAGGAACATTGGAAAGACTATTCCCGAACCATAAAGAGGAAATATTTGACGGCTTAACTGAGTAAATATATCAAGCCCATTGACTTAACCAGTGGGCTTCATTATATTTATTTAAACATTAACTTTAAACAGGTGATTATATTATGAGACAAATAGAAAAAAATATTGTAAGTGCTTTTATTCGCGGTGAGAATGCTAGAATGGATAACACTGAATCTAAAAATGGTACATTGTTTTTGCATGGCAATCCCATTGCTATGCTAGGCGACAATGATAAATTGTATATCAGTAATGCGGGTTGGGAAACTAGAACGACTCAAAGCAGATTGAATGCCGTTCTAACGCTTGCAAATAAATACACTAGAGTTTATACGCGCAATTATGAGATGCGACTAGATAGCGGTGAAAATGATATTGTCACAATGAATGGTGACTGGTACTTAGTAACAGAATAAGATAGTTAATTTATCGCGCCTATTGGCTAACAGTAGGCGTTATTAAATTAATTAAACTTTGAGGATAAATAAAATGGATATGGGACAAGCAGACAGAAGTCTATACGCTAAAAAAACTAATGATTATTTATATCATATTGTAGAAACTGATACAGGTAAAATACTAGGAACTTTTGAAACTAGATTTTTAGCAACCAAGTTTTTTAATACTGTAGATTTTAATATGCATCACTTTAAATTAGAGGAAAAATAAAATGATTAAAAGAAAAATAGAATTTCCAAACGATAAAAGAATAACAGTTTTAAGAAAAAACCTGACTAAATATACAACATGGGAGTCAGAGAATTTAATTAAGGTTCATAAATGGTCTGCTAGTGCGGTTAGAGTGCATCAAGCGGTAAGAGGTGCATTTTAATAGTAAGCACCATAGAACGCCCTGTATTCCCTTGTAGGGCGTTTTCTAGTGTTTATTAGTAGGATAGTATAGGTTAGCCAGTAAATGGCTTAGAACGGCTCTAACGAGCCAAATTGAATTTAAGAGGTTATTGTGAATAGATTAGAGATAGAGAAAAAA